GTCCTTTATCTGGGGGCACCGTTATCATCGAATACTTTTTGATGATGAGGCTTGCGGATGTAATCTTTAAGCTTGGGATGCTTAAGGGCTTCTTGAAAACATTCTTAATATAAAAAGAAATATTCCGTCGTTTTATGTTCCGTCTCCATATTTATTGATATGGGACGAAAAGCACTAAACAGAACCGAACATGAACTCCGAGAACAAAAACGAATCAGAGACCACCGTTATTACGGGCGACACAAATCCGCTATCCTCCAAAAACGAATGCAACGATATTGGAAACAAATGCGATTGGAAAAACAAAATCTCAGTGCGAGAATACATAAGAATGTATCGGGCAAACAATAGAGAGAAAATAAGAACTCAAAATCAAAAATCCTATTTCAAGTACAAAGAGAAAAACGACAAACGAAATCTAAAGTACTATTACGAAAACAAAGACACGGTAAAGCAAGTGAGGAAAATATATTTGGCGAAAAACAAATCAAAGGTTCAAGCTCAACGCAAGAAATATGAATTGGAGAACAAAGAAAAAATCAAAAGGTATAAGAAAAATAAACGAGAGACTGACCCCAACTATAAGTTGGCATGTAATTTGAGAAGAAGATTAAAGCGGGCACTAAAAAACAAACAGAAAGTTGGTTCGGCGATACGAGACTTAGGATGCTCTGTTAATGAATTGAAGCTTCATTTAGAACGTCAATTCAAACCCGAAATGACATGGAGCAACCATTCACCGACTGGATGGCATATAGACCACATCATTCCATTATCAGCGTTTAATCTTGAAAATAGAGATGAGTTACTAAAGGCGTGCCACTATACAAATCTCCGACCACTATGGGCGACAGATAATATCTCCAAAGGGAAGAAACTTATACATCTTAACGTGGGAACACCGAATGATGTTCTTCGGTCCTAATAAACTCTTTCATTTCAGGATCATCTAACGCAGCTTGAAAACATTCCCTCCAAGTTTTAGCAATAGGATTACCAGCCTCGGTTAATTGAACATCACGGTGTAATTTAGTTGCCAACGTTTTCCATTTAGAAGCCGCTTTCTCTCTATGCTTTATTTTGTCTTCCCCGTGGTTCTCATGAAAATGAATCTCAAAAACCAATCTACTATTATCCTCAAAAATTGCTGTAACACTATCATCACCCGTGTATAGGCGGTAGTCCTTGTGATGATGGTGAAAACTCTTGTCCTCGTTCACAGGACCGGCAAGGTCAGGGTCTTTACCTTTTTCGTAGTTCTTCATTCGAGAGGGAAGACACTTCTCCAAAACGCCAAGCGGGACATTATTGAACTTCTTGTTCTTCTTGGTAAGGGTCAAGTCCACCCGAGGTCCACTATATCCATCTTTGCCCACTTCTGAATCGGAATCATCCTCTTCGGCTTCTACTCCCATGATTTTCTTGATGCCTTGAAGGATAATCTTCAAGTCCTCGGCACGGAGTTCCCATGTGAAGATTTCTATCTTATCAGCCGAAGCCTTCATGCGTTTCCAATTCTCCGTCTTCATCTTTTCCGCATCGCCAGATGATTGCAACTCCCCGCCATTGTCAATCCACCATGAACCCTCGTCATGGGCTTCGGAAAGAGATTCTTGGATGAGAGATTGTAGTTTAATCTGATTCGTCTTCATATTGGACATCGAATTCGGGGTTGGTTTTCACAAACTCTTCAAGCCTCTTGTAAAGTTCGGATTTGTATCCCGGTGGTTTCGGCTGAGGTTGAGGTAAGGCGTATTCTTGCAACGTATCAGACCCCGTGCGACTATCGCTATAGGTATCCTCTGGGTCAGGTGCTTTGGAGGTTTGTGGTGCTTTTGCGGGAGGTAGCGTCTGCTTTTTTACAGGCTCCTTTGGCATAGGCGGTTCGTCTTCCGGTTCGGGTGCTTCGGGAGAAATCTGAGTTCTGAGATACTTTCCAAGAGCTATTAAGTGTTTACACATTCCTACCCCATAGTCACCTACACCCCCCTGATTTCTAGGTCTTGGGGGTTTACCATTATTTTGATTTAGTGAATTGGGTCCGGTTATGCTGGCTCCAGCCTGTGCATCATTGTATGCATACCTAAATCGGAAATCTGGGCATTCACAATCCACTTGGCAATCCAAATCTTCGGCACTATCTTTAGATAAAACATCTTTTTTAAGAAAGTTAATATAGCCCTTCCACCGAATTCCGGTGGTCGAGGGGCTTGATTTATATGAAAATGTCCATGCTTCATTACCATCTATCGTAGTAACTCTCATTGGTCTTACATTGACATCGGTACGAGCACGTTGTTTGCGACCACTTTCGCTTCCACGAAGAAGGTCACGGAAACTCATACGTTCTGTTAACAACCGACGTAGTATTTTGGAGAATGAAATCATAGCCACACATATAAATATGTGATACGAAGTCTATGCGACAGGATTGTTTTGCACCACGAGAGCGCAATATCTACGGAACTCCTCGTTAGATTTAGCCATCTTCATAATGTTTATGTCCTTATGAACCCACTGTACATTATCCATGACGTATCCCCGAGAGGCATCTATGCGGTCAAGAGAAGCAGTTCCATCATTCCCCCCAGACAGTGTTGAAAAACTCAACGGAAGACCCGTCAGGGCGCATTTTCTCCCCGTCTGTACAAAGAGTTCCCATATCTCTTCAGGAGTTATCTCGAAATCAATTTTTCGAGTTTTAGCTCCGTGCCGTATAACCCCAAAAAACGCCCCCGCCATCTCTCCACATCCTTTCCATTGGGGATGAGCACTTTTTCGATGGAAATGGTTACATCCACAGGAAGTAGTTTTCCCATTGGTTAGATTTTTTTGGGCTATATTTTTTATTCTCCCACAATCACAGCGACATTTCCATCGCCTCGTGTGGCTTATTTTATCTGTTTTGCTATACTCCTCAATTGCGGTAAGCATTCCAAACTTTTCTCCCGCCAAATCTTTTGTGTGAATACATCCACATGATTTCGTTCTACCATCAATAAGACTTTGGGTTAGTATTATTCTCTCTTTCCCACAATTACATCGGCATTTCCAGTAATTTCTCTTGTTTTTATTATGAGAAAACCCAACTATTTCAAGTCGCCCGAATATTCGTCCTGTCAAATCTAATCCATTCATAAACATTCTCTATTTCACCTTTCTATAGTATAAGTAGAGTAGAGATTATGTATAACACAATAATTTTGTACAAAAAAAGCCCCGCCGAAGCGGGGCTTGAAGTTGTTTCACCGTTTATGGTGATGCGGGGACATCCTGAATTGAACTCTCAGGGATTTCATCCCAAGTATCGTACTGATAGATGACTGCCTTGTAATTCTCTTTCAAGGCTTGGATTTTACTCACGACATCCTCAGCCATTTGAAAAGCAGTCCCCCCCGAGGTTATCATTTTGTTCTTGTTAAAGAATGCAGCGTTTAGATTGTGAGAATCAAACACCGCCGCTCGCTGATACATCCCTTCGGATGCTGATACAAATACCGCAATGAATCTTTTTTGGAGTGTCATAATTAAACTTTCACTACTACTCTTTGGTTTCCGACTGTCCAGAAATCTGAGGCTAGGTCAGGGTTTGTAATGTAATCGTAAGGCATGGTGAAGTAACCAGCAAGACTAGAATTTTTGAGCTTGAAGTTTCCAGCGTTATTGGAATCTACTAATCCCCATTTTGTGCCCCACGAATTTTTGATAAGAAATCGTTGAGATTTATCATCATATCCAATAGCCATTACTGCATGACCACCGAGTAAATCTTCGTTGTCTTTTGGAACATATAATACACCTGTATCTGCCATTCTTTGTGATTGAAAGTCCTCATAAACATTAAACCCGAATACAAAGCATCTTCCATCAGCTATACAACTTTTCATGTCGTTTAGAGTGGTGAGAGCATAATAATCCACAATTTCGTTTGTTTTTGCGTCCGTATAACATTGTGGCGTGGGCTTTCTTGTAAACCTGCTGGTAATGTATGGCCATTCCACTTCTGAGCACACCCCATAGTTAGCCAATGCCTTAGCCCCATCTCTTAGTTCTGCGCCGGAATCGTCACTGACTGTGTTTTCGATTACCCGCTCATTATAGTAAACAAACAAACGACTAAGACCCCTGAAAAACTTTCCTCCAAGACCATTAGCACACTGATTGTATTCGAGTAAATTGACCCATGCTTCGGCTGTGCAGCTTCCCAAATCTCCTTGGTCATCTACTGCCGAACAATAGAATCGGTTATTTACAATTGCTGGCAAAGAGATTGTTTGAATGTTCTTTAGGCGGGTTAACTTATCAAACCCAGCATCACGACTATCGTATTTTTGCTTTATGAAGCCCCATTTTCTATTTGGGTTTACTATTCCTAAATTTTCATTCATATTTGTCATCTTTCTTTTTGGTTATACCTCGATGGAGATTGGTGAATCACTTCTAATAGTGATTTTGTGTGCATAAGACGAAGAATCGGGGGCCGTATTAGTACTATCAACATAGACGCCACCAACAATCGGTTTTTGATATGACCCCGCCCCCACATTGTTATCGGGGATTGGAGTTTCTACCGAAGCGGGTTTTTGATATGGAGGAACGTATGACCCCGAACCTGACCCCGATATATGACCCCCTCTATGCTGCTGTAGTTGAGGACCAGTCAATGTTTCGGGAATCTTATTGAAATCATCAAATTGAAGAACTGTCCCTGTGTAGTTGTTTTTTCTGCTGTTAATCAACCTGACAGTATCCGATGCCATTTGGAAAGCAGTACCTCCCGATGCCACCATAGGCTTGTCTTTTTCTATGAGCGCAGCGTTTAACGACCCATCGTCATAAACAACCGCCCGCTGAAACAATTGACCATCGGCTGATGTATAAACAACGATGAATTTTTTTTCGTTTGTCATAGTATAGATAAATATCGCCGTCTAGGACGGATAAGTCAGATATTTTATGGCATTTTCCAACCTTTTTGTATCCTCATGAAATTTACTAATCCCTCTATTACAATCCTGACAAAGTAATCCCCGAACCTTACCCGTGACATGGCAGTGGTCCACTGCAAGTTTTTGGATTTCATTAGAGCGATTGTGTCGGGCGGTTTCTTTATTGCCACAAATGGCACAACGACCTTCTTGAACAACCAGTAACTCAGTGTACTTTTCGGGTGTTATACCATAGCGTTCTTTTAACTTACGATTTGATTCATAATCTGGATTCCGCACACGCCAGTTGGCAGTTGATAGACAACATTTTTCTCTGTTATTTGCACGCCATACTATATTTTTCAATCTGTTGCGTTCTCGTGCTTCTGGATGGTTTTTAAGCCATTTAGCCATCCTTACTCTATCATATTCTCGTTTTTCTTCTGGTGTCATCATGTCGCATAGTATAATAAAATAAGTTGTCAACGTCAAGTACAAAAAGAAACCGCTCCGAAGAGCGGTTTCGTGAGATTTGGATGAATAAGCCTACGCTTATACTTGGTTGGTATCACTTACGTATATCAATCCATAAAATTCGGGGCGCACAATTTTCTTGGCGTACCTTGTCATAACTCCCCTGCGAGGAGTGAAATTGACTGGATCATAGACCAGCGGAGTCTGGATGAGTGGGATGTACGGTGAGTACACGGCACCCGTTTCGAGGAAGTTATTTCCACGGAAGCCCATAAGGATGAGATTCTCTTGCATATAAGGATTCTTATACACTTGGAAACGGGATGCGAATGAACCAACTCGGCTCACTCCCATTGCGAACTTGGCGCTGTCACCATCAGTATTGACAACGAATCCCGGGATGGATTCAAGGATTGTCGCAACGTCTGGTCCCACGACCATGAAGTTTGCACCGCCACGCAGCGTAAGCTGGTGAATCTTGTTGGACACCTTCTGAACCTTGTTTCCGAGGGTCTGATACCATGTTGCCTTGGTGTAGTATCCACCTGCTCCAGCCGTTACTTGGTCAACAATAGAGTACTGGTTAAGTCCCGTCTTGATGATTTCACGGTTGAGGCGTGCCGACCAACGCTCCTTGTTGATTGCTGGGGCGTTGTTGATAAGCATGTCGAGGATTTCGAGGTCAATTTCCATCGAGACATACTCGGACAGAAGAGCCGTCAGTTCGGCCTCAGCATCTACCGAGTGGTAGGCGTTAAGGTCTTGTGCCAGTTCAGGAGTCCAGACTGCCTTCAACTTACGAGTCTTCGCAACGATTGGCTCGGAGCGGAGTTCGAGGTTGACTTCTGGGATACCGATGTCACGGTTCAAACCCGTTTGGGTTCCAAGCGTGTCGGTTCCGTCCCACTTACCAAGGCGATCTTCAAAGTCACCACGGCTGGTGTCCTTTGGCTGCAAGCTGTAGTTCAGCGATGCTGAATTGCTTGTCGTCGAGATAATCAATGCGTTTGCCGTTGAGGCACTAACTACGAACACAGCCTCGGGGCCGTTGAAACGGCTGAAACCGGGGAACCATGTTACGATGTACGAGTTGATTGGCATGAACGAACGGACTGCGTTGAGGTCTGGATAGGAACCACCCTTAGAGGCCGTCACCGTCAAACCAACAGTCGTCAGTGTCCAAAGAAGGTTGGCGGCGAGTGAGGAGGAGATGCTTGATGCAACTGGGTCGTTGCTATTGCCGGTATCGAAGTTGATGTCTGCAACGGATGCAGTCGCAATCGAGACGTTGACAACGCTTGCGGTGTCGTTGATTGTATATGCATAGCGGCCCGGGCCATAGAGACCACCAACAGGGGCGTTGGTCGAGCCAAGCTTCCACGAGTTGTAAAGGTCGCCACTACCAGAGACACCACCGAAGAGGGAATCCTCAGCGGATGGCTGTGCAGTGAACACGTTTTGGTTCGTTCCGTACTTGAAGTCCAGATAGAACACCAGTCCGCTTGGGAGGTTCATCGGTTGCACCGATACGAATTCCTTGGCGGCGATTTCGGCGAATACACGGCGAACGAGTGGGAGTGCGACACCAGCCCATTGCTCAGAGTTGCTCTGAGTTCCGGTCACGGTGGACTCTTCAATCAGTTGCTTTGCTTGGTTCTCAAGCAATACCGACATATTCGACTTCTCAATGTCATTGCGAAGTCCTTCAAGCAAGCCGGTCTTTTCCCACTTGGACACGAGTCCACGGGTTTCAGCCATCAAGCGTGCTTGAGGATTCAATGCATTGGTCAACAGTTCTTTTACGTTTTCCATATGATTTTGTTTAGTTATCTCGCACTCAGATTACTTCTTGGTTGGTTCGCTACGAATGCCTGCGAGTTGTTTCATTCTGCTGGCGAACTTGCCTTCGGTTATGATAGCCTTGGGCTTGGTTGATGCGACTGCGCCGGATGCGAGACCTTCGGTAATAGACTGAACTGTCGAAGAGGTTTTGGCTCTCTTCTTCACTTCGGTAGTTCCGAAATTCAATGACTCGGTAATGTTGGCGAAAGTCAACTTTACTTCACGAACGGTTTTTGCAAGGTCAAACATTTCAACGATACGCATCTTGTGTTCGTTGTTCATGTTGTATGACTTAAACAGCTTGTTCGTGTAAAGCAGTTTAGCATTCAACAAGTTAACCTCATTAAGTTGTCCTTTGACGTAGCGGATTACATCTTCCGCTTCGTTTACTTGCTTCTTGAGATAAGCATTCTCTTCAAGCATTCCACCCGGGGTGGAAAGGTTGGTCTTAGTAGCATTCTTCGCCTGATTAGGACGAGTTGCTCCAGATGCTTCCTTCGCAGTTACCTTGGCTTGGTCAGTCTTGGCATATCCGATGTCGGACTGTCCACCACCTTGATTTCCGCCCTTACCACCAAATGATGGCGTAGAGAGGTTGTCCTTCGTGGCGTTGGTTGCCTTATTCGGGCGAGCGGCGGCGGTTGCTTCTTTCGCAACTACCTTGGCTTGGTCCGTGTCAGGATAACCTTCGTCATCGTTGGCTGCGGTCTCAATTTTGGAAGTGGAACTTGCGGCACTTGATGGCTTCTTGTTTGGAGAACCACCCGCTTTGCCACTGCCGATACCAGATGAAGTAAGCTTCGTCTGCTCGTCAAGTTTCTTTCCTTCTTCCTCTTCCTCTTCTTCCTCTTCGGCGTTTTCACCGATTTCGGCTTTGAGGCTTTCCAAAAGTTCATTAAGGTCGAATTCCTCGTCCTCTTCTTCGCCTGCTGGTGCAGGAACGTCGGAAGGAGGCGGTTCTTCGCCTGTTGGTGCTCCACCTTCGGGTGCTCCACCCATTTCAGGTGCTCCACCCATTGGTGGTGCACCTGCGCCCAATTCTCCACCTACTGGGGGTGCTCCCATTGGTGCTGCTCCCGCTTGTGGGATTGGCTGTCCACCCGGCGCTCCCGGGCAAGGGATTGTCCCCGGAGGACATACGGTTGGTGCTCCACCCATTGGTGCTCCACCCATTGGAGGCATACCTTCGGGTGCTCCACCGATTGGTGCTCCACCTACTGGGGGTGCTCCTGCGCCTGCTGGCGGTGGTGGGACTGCTCCCGCCTCGTCACCATCTGGCTCGGGGTGTGGCTCTTCGCCAACTTCGGCTTCAAGTTCCTTGATAAGTTCATCAATTTCCTGTTCCGATACTGGTGCTCCACCTTGCTGTTGCATACCACCTTCTTCTGCTGGCATTGCAGTTTCCTGCTCTGCTTCTTCCTTGAGTTTCTCAGCGAACATCGCCTTGTATCTCTCGGTAAATGCTTCTTCGAGTGCTACCTTGGCATTGGCGAGTGCGGTTTGACGAACTGCCTTTGCGTCTGCGATAGCTTCTTTGAAAAGATTGCTGTCCATAGTTGTGTTTTTCCTTATGTTTGGAATCTAAAGCTATTGAAGCTTCAATGAAGGTTATTAAAACGGAGACCCTTATCGGGTCAATTGGCGGCAAAGAATGCGGCATTTCTATAAATAAGTATAAGCAAAAAAACATAAAGTTAAAAAAAACGTAGATATTTATAGACATGAAGGTTGAAGAGCATCTATGCGTGCAAGAACTCTCCTTACGTTCCACAATTCGGCGACCATACTTATACTAGACCTATGAACATTAAGCGGCTGAAAGCATTGAAAGAACAAATGAGCGAAGAGCAGAAGCGCAAACTTCTGATCAGCTTACGAAGGGTCAAGGAAGAGTACACTGGAAATGTTGGGGGAGAGACCGACATTGCCAATGCTGACAACCTCCAAACCAACGAGAATGAATTTACGAGCGGAGATACGCCCACTCAGACGAAAGTAGTTGCCAAGACCTTTGATACCAATGCGGATTACGACAGCTATGTCAATCAGCGCCGTGGTATTGAAATGACTCCGAAGGAAAGACAGTCGCTTGTATCTGAATTAGCAGCCAATCCATCCGCTCAAGCAGCACCACCCCAACAATCTACTCCTTCCAATGCTGCTACCAATGAGCCATCCGAAGACGAGACGACTGTGGATGACAAGATTCGGATTCAGAAGAGTATCACTTTCACAGAGGAAACGCAGGGGTCTGAAATTCTATCCAAGTTTTTGGCAGAAATCGGACTTTCAAATCAGAAGCCTACCAGTGGAGACAGGTTCTTCATGAAGTATGAAGTCACTGACGATTTCGGGAACAACACCACGACTGTTATCAAAAAGCTGAAAGAAGGAAGTATGTTTTGCTGGACCGCTTTCTCCAAATATGAAACGGCAGAAGAAGAAGGAAACCCGGAAGGTGATGCAGAAGAAGAGAAATAATATGGTAATCTATAAGACAAAAAATACCATAAACGGAAAGATTTACGTTGGGAAAGATGCTCTCAATCGCTCTTCTTATCTTGGGTCGGGACTTATCTTTCGGAGAGCCGTTTCCAAGTACGGCAAAGAAAACTTTGTGAAAGAGATTGTTGAGAAATGTTCTACACTAGAAGAACTCAATGCCCGAGAAAAATACTGGATTGAATTCTTCGGGTCAACAGATAAAAACATAGGATACAACATTATGGAAGGTGGTCATGGAGGGAATTGCCATAACTATAAGCGTGGTCCAGATCATTATCTTTATGGGAAACCCCCGTCGCAGAAAGTCAGAGATGCGGTAGCACTAGCCAATACATTAAGACCGAAAACATTTGGAGAGAAAAATAAGACCTATAAGAAAGTTAATAATAATATCAAACAACTTATTATTCAATTATCTTCAATTGGATTTGGAAGAGATAAAATTTATACAAAAATAAAAGAAGCGGGATTTCAACCTCCTGCCCGAAGAACGATTACACGAAGACTGAAAGAATGGACTCTTCAATAATATTTATATCTATGATCAAACTAACCGAACTTTTACATTCCATAGATGAAGAGGAAAAAGAAGGTCTAATTAACGTGGATAATTGGCGCTGGCCCGATGTGGACCATCTAGTGACAATGGGGTTCAAATTCCAAGACGATCACCACATGCAGACGGAGAAACCTCCGAAGATTACGATTTACAAGAAGAAGAGCCTCGATGAGGCAACGGGTAAGAAGACGACTTACTTCTATCTTGACGAGCCAAAGAAGAAAACCAAGAGGTTCAAGAACTTCAATGATGTCATTGATTTCTTTGATGGCTATAGCCAGCCCGAGCTAGATAAAAATATGTAAATTGTTTTCAATAAATAGATTGTTTTTGTTAAAACAATGATATTTATTGTTATGAACTCAATTGATTTAACAGGCAAACGATTTGGGAAATGGGTAGTCATCGAAAAAGCGGAAAGACCTATAACACCATCTCCAAGTAAACCATTATATTGGAAATGTAAATGCGATTGTGGCAACGAAGGTATTGTTCCGTCTCATAGCCTAAAATGTCATAAATCTGAAAGTTGTGGATGCACTAAAAAACTGCCGTCATATATGGCGTTGTACAATTTTTTGTTGAGAGCAAGTAACAAATCAAATAAAACGTGTGACTTGACATTTGAAAATTTTGTCCATTTTACTTCTATTACTAAATGCCATTATTGTAATGCTCCTATACAATGGGCCGAACACAATCTTCGTGGTGGCAGATCATATCACTTGGACCGAATGAACAATTCAGTAGGTTATACAAAAAATAATTGTGTTGTATGTTGTACACGTTGTAACTATGCCAAAGGAAACCGTTACACTTATTCGGAGTGGTATTTAATGACCGAATGTTTTCGTAACAACAAAATAGAAGCCACCAAGAAATAACGTCATCAGGTACTTTCCAACTATATTTATAACCGTATGAACATCCCTACGACAACCAAAATGACTTTGAAACGCATCGTTGAGGCGTTGCCCGACATCCCCAACAACGGATTTGGCGAAGAGCCGCCCAAGATGTCCTCGGAACAGAAGAAGAAGCTGATGGAGCTATCTGCTATGTACGAGAACTTCGGAGAATGTTTGCAGAATGAGGAAGCCCTCATGAACGCAGCCAAAGGAGTCACCGAACTTTGCGAACTCGCCGAGAGCTACGCTCTCAACGAGTGCGGAGAATGGTTCCAGAAGGAAATCGTAACGAAGGACATGCAGAACCTCAAGAAGCGTGTCTCTGAGTTTCAGAAGATTGTGAAGGAAACCTACGCTCGTATGCAGCAAGCTGGTGTCGCCTATCAAGACATTGGGCACGTCCTCGGACGTTATTACGATTTGAAGACCAACAAGGGAAATGACCAGCAATTCCAGCAGAAGCCCGGTCCTCAGCCTCTCCAAGAAACCGAATCAATGGATTCTGATGATACCACTCAAACGGGTGGCAAGATGGCCGACCCCATGTTGCCCAAAGGCTCAAAAAAAAAGTAAATGAGGACCAAGAGCGAGTTTGCGCTTGGTGTAAGAAGTCAATGGGAATTTCTCCCGGGAAGGGTACTGGTGTAACACATGGCATCTGTCCAAGTTGTCTTGAGAAGATGAAGGCAACTATTCCTAAAAAAACCGACCCCAATGGACAACCTCCTGCCTCCCCCGGTGTATCAGAAGATAAAGACCGCCCTTGGATAAAGGATATAAATCGCCCGTGGCTACCCAATGGGTAAATTCAGTCTTTCTAGAGAAATCTTATGATTTTTCTCATCCTTTTCTATACCAACGTAATCTTTCCCGAGTTTTTTTGCCGCAAGACAAGTAGTAGCCGAACCCGCAAATGGGTCCAATACTGTCTTTACATCGTAACCACACAGTTTGATGCATCGCTCGGGCAACTCTAATGGAAATCTATCGGGGTGGAGTTTTTGGTCTCTGTGAGTGATAGTAGGGTAGTCAATATACCACACATTTCCGGCACAATGCAAATCCACTCCTTTATTGAAACGACTAGCATTGGATTTATCTACATAAGGAATACCAATAGCAATCCTATTCAATTTCGGCATTCTCCCCTTGTAAAGAAGAAAAATAAACTCCGTCAAATTATTTAGACGACGCCCGCCTTGAATAGGTTTGTAATGATTCTTTACCCATACGATTGTATCATTCAATTCGTATCCTTGCGCCATTGCCGATTCACATACTTGGAATGGGCGTAGTTTGTCCTCGGCAAGATGCCCGAAGTTTAGAAAAAACAGGGTGTTTGAACGCTGAATACGATATAACTCTTTACATACATCGGAAATCAGAGCATATGAAAATCCATCCGATGATTTATATGGAGGCGACGTTATGACTAAATCAATGGATTCATTGTCCATTTCTTTTAATACTGTTTTACAGTCACCGAGAATAACCATGCTCATGATTCTTTTTCGGGATAGGGTTCGACTACCGGCGGCGGGATGCGTCCAATGCCTAATGAATGATTGGACATACCACGGATATATCCGTCTATACGCCCATAGTATGCCCCCACCGCTTTCTGCATAGCCTCGGGGTCTTCCGATGTTTCTTTGGAACAAAGATGAAAGAAAGAACACCCATTAGAAGCAGACTTATCCTCGGTACTCTTCATTTCTCCAATGAGGAATAGCTGCCGATTGTACTTGGCAAATAATTCATGAAGAGCCTTGCTTCCTTCCATCAGAAGAGCATCCACATCAGGAAGCTTATCCGTGTCAACTGATTTTCCGTTTACGTGTTCGAGTTTCATGATTTGGTAGGCCAAACATAGGGTAAATCATTGGGGATGCCCATGAAGAATTGACTGTAATGGTCTGGGTTCTTTCGGAGTAAATTGGATTGGTGAGACAGGTGAAACGACTCATTGCCTAACCACTTAGGAAGAGTTATCGTTTTTGTTCCTTCAAAGCGTAGTAAATTCGTTGCCGCTTCTGTAAAATCTTGGGGGAGATTCCTTGTTTCATACAAAACACTCTCGGTATTTCCATATACTCTATCCCCAATTGTGCTTCCTCTTTCTTCGTAACCATATATGGTAAAATCATCATCAAAAAAGCAGATGCTTGTAATGACGAAGCCTCCCACGCATACTGAGTTCGGTAAGTTTTCTTTTGTGGTTTCCGAGTGTAAAAGTTTCCAAATCCAACTATCGTTTGAATGTGTTTGATGGTTTCCCGACTCGTCATTGCAATCCGAAGGCGAAGACAATATTTCGTTGTTATTTCTCCTTTTTTTGGATTTGCTTTTGTTTTGTGAATATGAATACACCCTTCGCCATCGGTTATCCCTGCTAACCATGCTAACTGTATTGGGGTCAGAGATATTGGGGGATTGAACGTTTTCTGCATAAAGTATTTTGAGTAGAGTTGTATCGGAAAATCCCAAAGAAATCCATTTCAGACACATAGTTATACCATAAAGTTTTAATGCATCTGAAAACCCATTCCATTGTCGAACTGCGGGATGGTTATACCACGCCGTTCGCTTGAGGAGTGCCTCGCAGTAATAGCAATGGTATCCTGTCTTGTGTTCATTGAAATGAGTCACGGGCATATGGCAATTCCAACAGGTCCATTCGCCCTGCTTAAGCGTGCGGAGAATTTGCAAAGCTTCTACCCGCTGCTTCCCAAGACGCTGACGGTCCAAAACCTCGGCGGTCAGATGAAAGTTTGAGTATGGCAAAAATGTTTGAATAATGGTGATAGTGTATCAGAACCCCTCAGCAGTGTCAAACTTTATTTGGAAATGGTTCGGGAAACCTTTGGGAGGAGGTCGGGATAATGATTTTACTTTGGACAAAGCATCATTAACTGATTTCGTCCAATCTTTGTCGCCATTATTGGATACTATGGCTATAGAAGATACTTCACCTTTCTGAGTGATGTTTATCTCAACGAGCGTTTCATAATCTGACTGCGGAATATTCCACTGCGACCTGAATTGCGACTCTATGAGTGCGCTATAAAGACGAATTGGGTCGGTTACAGTGTTTACTTTTTTAGCCCCGTCAGAGAAATCAATTGCGGGCATTACCGAAGGAGGAGGGGCAGTAGCGGGAGCGGCTGTAGGCAATGGTGTCTGTACAGTTTGAGGAACTGATTTAGGTTGTTCCGTGGGAAGAGCAACCTTCGGATTCTCCACTCGTGGTTGCTCTACTTTCGGTTTGGCTTCTTCCACTTTGGGCTTTGGCATTATCGTAACGCTCAAAGTCTGCATCTTCTTTCCCAACATTCCTTCGTGGGAAGCGAAAAATATAAGGGGAACAATGATTAGAACGTGAAAGAGAACCGCAATTATGATATTGCTTCTCTTCATTTCCAATCAACCGCAACCATCCCCTCCGGATTCTCTATAACTTTCGGAAGAAGGGAGATGGGCAACCCCAGTCCTCCGATTGAAGTATAACCTCTCCGATTCTTTCCAATGGTGAAGAACTTTCCATCATCGGTAATGGCGATAACCAACTCGGTTTTGGCAATTTCTGCTTGCCCGTAGGCAGCAAGGTCATTGGTGATTAGTATGCTTGTGGGTTTCATATTATCCTCTGTAACTGGTTACAGCAAGACACTTATGGCAGTATTTACAGAACTCCATTTGGTCATAAAAGTAGCTTCCATAACTGTGCGGGCACGTCTCTTGACGCATTCGTTTGAACAAGTCGGGGTCCACAATGACTCGACACAGGCAATCCTTCTCAAATTCGGGAGTCAGATAGCTATGAGCAATTGAATTGACCGCCATGTAGTCCAAGTCCAATGTTCTATTGTCGTGGATGTACTCGAACGCCGCCAAGAGTTGCTTCTTGGTATCCTCGTCGGGGACAACAATACGGAAGTCCACATACTTCTGCTTGTCTTGTGGGACAGAATCGTCATAGACCCGCATACGCTTCTCGGGAGAAGTCCACTTGGGAATGCATTTCTTCCTCTTGCGAGAGGGTGGTGGTGTATCTCCACTTCCTACTTTACTACTCATTAAAACATCTCCTGTTTGGTTGATAACTCGTGACGAATATCCATAAGCAATCCCCCAAGATGGTTTTCACCATTCCCACTTTCATCGCAGCCCCAATATACGTCACCCCAGTTGTTGGTCTCACGTAAGATGCATCCCTCGGTCATCAGGAGCATAGTTTTAAGCTTGGGATTGTTGAGAAATTTCTGGCGGCATAGTCCCGACATAACGGAAAGTTTATGCTTATCCCACTTCTTGGCATTGAACTTAGGAGCCTCACGGCCAAGTTTCTTTGCCTTGCCCGCAGACACCCCGAGGAACTGTTCCCGCATATGGTATGGCCACTTGGCGGCTTGATAAGCGTGCTCTACAGAAGGATAATAAACATCGTCTAAACTGACACCGTTCTCAAGGATGAAGAAGTTGCTGAGGAAGCGAAAAGTACCGAAGAAACCAAATATCATACCATCCTTGTGGATGGCGTAATACGGGATGGTTACTTCGTCATTCTCTATGTTTACATGTTGGTTCATAATGTAAACGTAGTTCCAAACCTATTTGGTCCACATTTGGCATAAAACGAATTGACCGTCTCAACCATCTCTGGAGTAAGACGGGTCTTAGCCTCAGCAATCATAAAGGGAGGAATCGTAAGAACTCCATAAAAAGCCTCGGCAATTGCTCCCGCAATGGCGGCAACAGTGTCGGTATCCCCTCCCGTATAAACCGAGTTTCGTATCGCCGACTCATAATTATCAGATGCCATGAAACACGTCAATGCTTGTGGGGCAATAAGATTGCAGCGAATATTTCTGGATGCCCTTGCTCTCCATTCGTCCAAACAAAGATTGAGCATGTGCCCATAGTATTCTTCGACTCGGATTTGTATTTGACCTTTTGTACATCCATGACGGGCCATCCAAATTGCATCCACGATAGATTGGACTCCACGGGAGGATTCCGGAGAGTTGTGAGTATAAGCAATGCTTTGCAACGCCCGTTTCAATGCCGTTGCATTGTCGTCATACAGCATAGCAATAGGACTGCACCGCATCATGCATCCATCAGCATAGCTTGGAATTACCGTGAACTTCGGGATTGCCATCCATTCTTTGAATTTGCTTCCATATCCTCGGTCAGGATAACGCATTCCCCACTGTTTATATTGCTGAGCGAATCTGCGGGGGTATGGTGAAAGTGATGGATGCAATAACGCTTGTGCGGTAGCACACGTTAGAACGCTATCATCTGTGAATCTGGACACGGGAATAAAGAGAGGGAAGTCTCGGGTGGTTACAGAACGCCTGTATCCCCCCTCGTAAGGAGACCCAACTATATCGCCAATAATAGCCCCAATCATAAAAATTATTTTATTACTTTTTTCTTACTTTTTCTTTCTTCCTCGCTATTTATAGCATATGGGAAGATACAAGAAATATATCACAGAAGAAGAAAGGCGTCAAGCAGATTGTGAAAAATCAATGCGCTATTATTGGAGACACAAAAAACAAGTAAAACGGAAAAATCTGGAACGATATTATGAAAAATCAAAAAATAAGAGTTAGTTGTATGGTTTGCCATAAGCAATTCCGCAAATCTCTCAAAACATTTCTCCACAGTAAAAAGTACCGAGACGGTCGTCATTTTTGCGGCGGAACATGTAAGTTGAATTATTTCAGACCGATTACAATGGTAAAAGTCAAATGTAATGGGTGCGGCAAAGAGTTTGAGATGAGACGTGGTAAATATACATCAAGACACAGGGAAAATAACGGAATACATTATTGTAATCGGTCTTGTTATGATATACATAGAATAGGAAAATCTCCGTTTGGATATTTTGTAGATAAAAGTAGGTCGAGAGGTCGTTGGAAATATGATATAGATACCGATTTCCTAGCAGAATTATGGGGAAAACAAGACGGCAAATGTCCTTATACTGGTATTAAAATGATACTTCCAGAAAGCAAAAAAAGTTTCAGAAAATATCATTCAATAGAAAAAGCAAGTTTAGACCGAATTGATACTACTAAAGGATATATAAAAGGAAATGTGGAGTTTGTATGCCAAGGTATAAACTTTGCCAAGCACGATTATTCCAAAGATGAAGTCATGGCGTTCGTCAAGAAAATAAAATCAACTTAACTATATTCTTGTGGGTTCATCCTCCGAAAGCACTTCATGAACTTCCAGCATACGAAGAATTATTTTTTCATCCTCTGTTATCGTCCCGTCTTTTTCTTTTTGTGATAGTGACGGTCCCATAGGACAAACTTGCACCAAATCAGCAGGTATCATTTCTGGATATATTTGTGTCATATTCTTATCCGTATTCTGCCAAATCGAGGGGAGCATTATTGCTCCAGTACTCGTTGTACAGTTGGTGATATAGCTCATTCAGCTTCACCTTGTCCACTTCCCGAGGGATGGGCGTTGGCTTGCCTTCGGCAATGAGTTTCTTCTGACGAAGGTACTCAGCCTCAAGCTTCTTTTCCATCTCGTCCTTGAACTCCATGACCTTCTCAAAGGACCATGCGCCGTTCTTGACGGCTAGGAGTTCTTCGGCGTCTGGACGCTTCACAATGACTTTTCCAGTCGTCAATATTTCGTAACCGACACGTAATAATCGAACCAACATTGCTGCGTGTTTTGTGTCATATCCAGATTTTATTTCCAATTCTCTTCGTGCAGGATTCCTTTCATTTTTCCATAGAACCCAACTATCATACACTTGTTTTGCTTTCGCATAGGATCGCTCGGCATAGATATACTTAACGAGTTCGTCTTTGAGATTAAACTCCTTTGCCATTTTGTGAATTACTGCTTCGGCATAAACATCAGGCCAATTGGCAACCGAAATTTCTTTCTCAACCACATTTGACATCAGTTCCCATATAACGTTTTTGAGTTCGGCACGATCCATTTCTTCGAGGGAAAACTGATTAAGGTTCCATGACTCGACCGTGGACTTGATGTGTCCGAATACCTCATCCAACCCCTTTTCAGGGATAGTAGGCAGACCAAAGTCTTCACGCTTGGGAGGCAGAACTTCACCGAGAATAATCCATTTACGGTGTCGTTCTATTTTTTTAAGTTGTGCCGCCGAGTAGCCTGCGAATGTGTATCGAGCTTTGTTTGATAAAAACAAATTTCTATTATCCATCAATTTCTTCATCGTCGGTGTCATTATAATATGGTCCGACTCGTCTGTAAATAGTAATTCGATAATGTTCGGGTTAACTTCTGCGGCCAAGACAAAAAATTTTCGGAGGGAATACACGGTTCCCTCAATTTTCGGATTTTTTGGATTTGCCATGTGAGAAACTATAGCGTTAATTCCCTCATTATTTTCGGCTTGCTCAAACCTGTTATAAAGATGATATTCGACCTCTCTTGGTGGGACGACAATACCTTTAACGTCTAAATCCGACATATCGTTCGCCATGCCGTATGAGCGACTTCCGGCGACCGTCAAATAAATCAAGTTCTCTTTTAGCCATTTCATGCATAGACAATATCACATCCATACGTATTTGTCAAATGAAATAAATCTTTCACTT